TGTATTTTGAAATCGGACCAATGACTAAGGGTCACAGTTACGAAGCAGGATACAAGTTCAAGTTTGATGCTGTAACAGTTAAAGGTAAACTGGAGACCAAGGACACTGGCGATGCTAAGACCAAGGTCGAAACTGAAGTAAGATTTATTTTTTAATGTATAAGGATATAACATGGAAAAAGAAAAAAGGGATTTTGAAAAGTTAATGGAAGACAAGCCTCTGTTTGTTCACGCTGTACTTCCAGCAATATTAGTATTTTCAATGATGGCTATTTTACTAGGTAGCGTTGCTGTAATCAATGCTATTGTTTAAAACACTCGCCATGATTTAAGAGATTCGGAATGATTGAAGGTTACTTACAAGTAGATTTGGATAATCCATTGGCGGTTCGTTACATGGAGAGATCTTTAAAATCGTTTGAATGTGTGTCTGATATATTTCGTATCAATGTAAGACAATGTGTTACACCCGAAACTCTGTTGGTCGAACTAGCCGACATGCCCAGTCGTAAGAGTCGATCACCTCAAGAGCTAGCCTCATTACATTCAAACTATAGAATGATGAAACGACTAGCCGCGGGTGAAAAGTTCTGGGTTCTAGAACATGACGCATATCTTCGAGAAGACCACGAAGATGTTTTTAGAATGATTATGAGCAAGTGGCACCAAATGCCTACTGCCAATCTAGGCACTGCAAACGAGTTTTACACCACATGGCCAGAAATCGCTAAGTTGTATGTCAACGCAGTCAAGAACGGAACCCGTCGAGGACCCATGGCATTGCTGCATCACTGCACCGATGAATGGGTTGCTAAACGTCAGTTAGCATCCAACGTCATTTATTGGCCAATGAATCGTTACAAAGACGAATCTTGGACCAACATGACTGGTGTTGGTGTTAGTGTTAACGAATCATATAATGACCCCAGTGTCATTTTACATTCCTGTGTCACACAATGTGTTGATGTGAGATACGGCGGCACTGTTATTGACAGAGAACACTTCTTCAAAGATGGTAAGTACAGCAAAGAAGCCATCTATAATAAAGAAATACATCCCGATTTAGAATGGATAACGCTTGACGATTGATGAAATTTGTGGTATAATGGCCACATGACAAAATACTATACTAATGTTACCCGCTACGGCTCCTCACTCCTCTATAGAGGCTACCAGAACGGTGAACGTGTACAGGAGCGTGTAAAGTTCAAACCCACACTCTATGTACCTTCGGACAAGCCTTCGAAGTTCAGAACGCTCTACGGGCAGAAAGTCTCGCCTATTGAGTTTCCTGATATGCGTGAGGCTTCTGACTTCGTGAAGCAGTATGAAGATGTCCCTAACTATACGGTTAGCGGCATGTCTAACTTCATTACTCAATTCATAGGTAATAAGTTTCCTAATGAGATTCAATTTGAACGTGACAAGATCAACGTTACGACCATTGATATTGAGGTTGCATCCGACGAGGGCTTTCCCTTTCCCGAAGAGGCGGCTCATGAAGTTATCTCCATCACCGCCAAGAATAATATTGACAACATCTATTATGTTTGGGGTACTCGTGAGTATGATGTGGGCGCTAACGAAGCGGACATCAAATACTTCTTATGTGAAACCGAAGCCAATCTGCTGACCTCCTTTCTTGGCTGGTGGTCATCAAAGCCCACATGCCCGGATATTGTCACTGGTTGGAATACTAAGCTGTTCGATATTCCCTATCTAGCCAATAGAATCACTCGGACTCTTGGTGAAGATATGACCAAGAAGCTATCGCCATGGGGTTTGATTCGGCAGAAGAAAGTACACACCAAGATGGGGCAAGACGCAATCGCGTATGATCTTGAAGGTATTTCTCAGCTAGATTACTATGATCTGTTTCAGAAGTTTGGCAAATTAACCTACGGTGAGCAAGAATCCTACAAGTTGGACCACATCGCTCACTCTGTACTTGGTGAGAAGAAGCTCTCCTACGAAGAGTACGGCTCTCTCCACGCACTGTATAAGCATGACTATCAAAAGTTCATTGATTATAACATCAAAGATGTAGAGCTGGTTGATAGACTAGAATCCAAGATGGGCTTGATTACTCTAGCCTTGACTATGGCCTATAAAGCCAAGACTAACTTCACTGACACGTTCGGCACGACCAACATATGGGATGCTGTAATATACAATGCGCTTCTGAAGCAAGACATTGTGGTACCACCTCGTGAGAATAAAGCAAAATCTTCTATTGTCGGTGGTTATGTGAAAGAGCCTCAAGTCGGTGCTCATAACTGGGTGACCTCATTTGACCTTGCGTCACTGTATCCTAATATCATTGTGCAATACAATATGTCACCCGAAACGCTATCGTGGATTGATGGTGATGATGGAGACTTTGCACAAGCGGCTAACGGCACTAAGTATCGCAAAGACATTGAGGGTATTATTCCTCAGGTGATTAAGCAGTTCTATGGTGATCGTGTAGACGCCAAACAGAAGATGCTCAAGGCTCAGAGCGAATACGCCAATACACCCACCAAGAAACTGGCTGATGATATCACCATCTTTAATAACTCGCAGATGGCGGTTAAGATTCTGATGAACTCTCTCTATGGTGCAATGGCAAATCAGTGGTTCAGATACTTTGATCTGAACATCGCCGAAGCTATTACCACCAGTGGTCAACGTGCTATCAAGTGCGCGGAGCTGGCCGTGAATGATGAGATGCAAGAACTCAACGGCACCAAGGATGATTATGTAATTGCCATTGATACTGACTCGGTTTACATTAACATGGAGACACTGGTCAATATGCACCAGCCTGCTAACCCTGTTAAGTTTCTTGATAAGGTGTGTGAGCATTTCGAGGCTAAGATTGCGGATGCTTATGACACACTAGCCCAAGAGACCAATGCCTACGAAAATCGAATGAAGATGGAACGTGAGGTCATTGCGAATCGTGGTATTTGGATGGCTAAGAAGCGGTACATTCTCAATGTGCATAACAGCGAGGGTGTCCAGTACGCCGAACCTAAACTCAAGATGATGGGTATTGAGGCAGTCAAGTCCAGTACACCTCAGGTGGTTCGTGATAAATTCAAGGAAGTGTTTCATATAATAGTCAATTGTACAGAATTAGAAACACAATCGTTCATTCGTGATTTCAAGAAAGAGTTTAGCAATTTGCCTCCCGAGAACATTGCCTTTCCTCGTGGCGTTACTGATGTTAGTAAGTATTCTGACAGACGTACCATATATGGCAAGGGTACTCCAATCCATTCGCGTGGCGCCTTACTATATAATCATCATGTCAATAGACTTGGCTTAGGTGATAAGTATGAGAAAATTCAGAATGGCGAAAAGATTAAGTTCGTTTATCTGAAGCAGCCTAACACCATCAAAGAGAATGTTATATCGTTTCCTGATGCATTGCCCAAAGAGTTTGGACTACACTCGGCTATTGATTATAACAAGATGTTTGATAAAACCTTTCTTGATCCGTTAGAGCCTGTTCTAGAGGCTGTCGGTTGGTCAAGCGAGCCCAGAGCGACTCTTGAGGATTTCTTTTAATATGAATTTAGATCATTTACCTTTCCCAACATATGGCTGGGGCTACATGCCTCCTCAGGAAGACATCTATGATATCTTTCGTACATGTCAAGAATTGCATCAGCCAAAACATGTTCTAGAAATAGGATTTCATTTGGGGCATTCTACTACGTATCAGTTAGAGTGTTATCCTGACGCTGCGTTGGTAAGCATATCACCTGATAATGAAATGGTCAAAGCTAGGATTCCCGAAGATGTTATTGATCCAGAACTCCGTAGGTTTATGGCTAGGAGAATAGCTAAATTATATCCGGATCGTTTTCAATGGATACCTGGAAAAACGTATCAACTGATAGAGCGTTTACTAGCAGAATATGCCGGCAAGTTTGACTTTTGTTTGCTGGATGGTAATCATAAAGAAGAGCATGCCTTAACTGATTTCAAAGCGTGTTTTGATCTAGGCATACCAAATGTACTAGTAGATAATTTTGATCAGGAACAGGTACTGCGGGCATTTAAAAAGTCTAGACAATACGAGTTGGTTCAAGAGTTTGACTATACCCAAACATTTAAAGGTAAGACTTCAAACAACAAAATGGGATTAATAAGGTTGACTTCTCTTTAAAAATGGACTATAATAGGTTCATGTATAAAATAACTATATTCAAAAACACGTTCGACAACAAGACACACAGAACCATGGAGTTTGCTTCGTGGTCTAAATTCAAGAAGTTTCTTGTCAATGTCTCAAAAGAACCAGGAGTCAAAGGTGGTAATAACTCTTCTGCTTTGCTTAGCCCTGCTGCTTATGTCAAAGACAGTACGCGCAGTAATAGGAACGTTGTGCGTTGGTCTCGTTGGTGCGCTGTTGATGTGGATGATTTTGATATCCATACCGGAGAGCTACATCACAACCTGCAAACAATCTGTGGAAACTATAGTTTCGTATGTTACTCCACAGCTTCAAGTACTCCTGTCCAACCTAAATTTCGTCTCGTATTTCCATTAACGCGAGAGCTAGACAAAGAAGAGATCCCGCACTTCTGGTATGCTTTCAACAAACATCTGAAAGATATTGGAGATAAGCAGACTAAAGATCTGTCGCGCATGTATTACGTACCCGCACAATATCCAGATGCGTGTAACTTCATCTTTGATAACGAAGGTGAAGATGTAGACCCAGACTATATAATGTCCCAGTGGTCATATAAGCCCAGCACAGGTAATAGTTTTCTAGACAGATTGCCTCCTGAGATGGCGAAAGCAGTCATTGAACACAGAAAGTCTTCAATGAATAATGATAGTGACATAGTATGGAGCACGTATCGTGATTGCCCATTCTTTCCCAAACAGTTATCAGTTGAATATATGTCTATAACCGGTACCGGGTGGTATCACAAAATGTATCAGATCATGGTTGCTACTGCTGGTAATGCAATCAAGAGAGGATATCCAATCACTGCACAACAAGTTGCTGAATTATGCAGGCAGCTTGACAATGACAACGGAATGTGGTATGATAACAGACCACTCGAAGTTGAAGCTGATAGAGCAGTGGAATATGCATACAAAAACGTATAGGAGATATACACTATGAGTAATGATGAAAACATCATTCAAATGCCACCAGGCGAAACCGAAGTGCGCGAATGGGATGATAACGGTGAAGGAGTAGTCGTTGAACAGAACGGTGAAGAAACAGGTAAGAAAGAAAAGCTCAGGATAGGTATTATTGGCGACAACTACTTAGCTGATGCTATGCGAGTGGCTTTTGATCCTAAACTAGCCGACGTTAATGCTGTTGTAGATGATGTTGATGATCTTATTGAATGGAAGCCTGCTATTGTCTTTATCTGTAACGATATCCCGTTGCTGAAGAACGACACTCTGGACGATACTGCTATTGTCAATACGATTGCTAAAATTGCTAAACAAACAGGTGCTGGCTTGTGTATCAAGACTACCATCAATATTGAAACTATTGATCGTATTCTCGGTGCTGTTGGACCAGAGTATTTTCAGAACAAAATCGTGTATGCTCCAGAAACTGGTGAAACTGCATTAGATGTTTTGAGTAATGACTTTGCTATGTACGGTGGTCATGAAAAGGCTTTAGATGCTTTGCTAGATGTTATTAAGCATTGTACTGTATTGTCATCAACAGAAATTAAGACTGGTAGTATTTTCGAAATCGTTTATACTAAACTGGCTATCTCAGGTTTTAAAGCGGTTAAGCAAACGTTCTTTAATCAGATGCATGCCACAATTATTGATTGCGAAGGTGCTAATCCTTCTATCGTTAGGCGTATAATCGAATCGCATCCTGTGATGACTGACCGAAGCGTTATGATTCCTTCTTTCATCAAAGCACAAGTTGACAGCGAGTTATCAATGAAACAGGCTAAGTCTTTTGGTGGTGAGTTTCTGAATCGAGATGCCCGAATGTTAGTAGGAATGACCGATAAGATTCCTCTGTTGGATGAAGCGATTAACTTCCGTAACTTGAAAGACTAATATGAACATTGAGATTTGGGGTAAACCTAGATGCGCGTATTGTGACGCGGCTAAAAAACTTTGCGAAGAGAAAGGGTTTTCGTATGTTTACAAAGCAATTGGTAAAGACTTCACTAAAGATGAAATCTTAACTGAATTTGTAGGTGCGAAAACCTTTCCGCAAATTAAAATAGACGGTAATCCAATTGGTGGTTACGTTGAACTGAAGGAGATATTATGTCGCTAATGGCGAAACTTAAAAAGAATTCCAAGATTAAACTATCGTCACAGATGGATAAATCAGAATTCTTTCAAGAGAAAGAAGTGGTGCAGACTGATGTGCCTATGATGAATGTGGCTTTGTCAGGTTCTCTAGACGGCGGAATTACTTCTGGGCTTACCGTTCTTGCTGGACCATCGAAGCATTTTAAGACTTCGTTTGCACTGAAGATGGCAGCAGCCTATCTTAAAGCGAAACCAGAAGCCATCATGATTTTTTATGATTCAGAATTTGGTTCGCCTCAGTCATACTTTGATACGTTTGGTATTGATACCTCGCGTGTACTCCATACACCTATTACAGATGTAGAAGAGTTGAAGTTTGATCTCATTGCTCAGTTAGAGGACATGGATAAAGAAGATGATGTGATCATTGTGATTGACTCCATTGGTAACCTAGCATCTAAGAAAGAACTCGAAGATGCCAAGAACGAAAAGTCTGTTGCTGATATGTCACGAGCAAAAGCACTGAAAGGTTTGTTCCGTATGACCACACCTTATCTTGCAATGAAGAACATTCCTTTGCTTGCAATCAATCACACGTACAAAGAGATTGGTTTGTATCCTAAAGATATTGTTGGTGGTGGTACTGGTATTTACTACTCAGCAAACAACATCTGGATCATTGGTCGTAGACAGAACAAGACTGGTACCGAAGTCATGGGTTATGATTTTGTCATCAAGGTTGAGAAGTCTCGCTTTGTCAAAGAGCAGTCTAAGATCCCTATCACTGTTTCGTGGGAAGGTGGTATCGATGAGATGTCTGGTTTGCTTGATGTTGCGATGGCGAGTGGTGATGTTGTTAAACCATCTAACGGTTGGTATCAGAAAGTAGGTGAAGAGAAGAAGTATCGTCTTGCTGATCTTGACCGAGACTTCTGGGCTTCTATTCTAGCACAAGAAAGCTTTCAAGAATTTGTGAAGAATGCTTTTCAAGTTGGCAGTGCGGTTGTAGACTTAGACATTGAACTTGAAGGTGATTTCAATGGCTAAAGAAAGTGTTGATTATGAACTTGTTCCCGCCAGTGATGGCGGGGGTAACAAGCAGGCTTGGGATGTAAGATTTATCGAAGGCGATTTTGTTGAGACTGTTATTCGTTATGGTAACATTGCTTTCGAAAACGATTGCTTAAAGTTTAATTTTATGATACAATCAAGCCCTGATGGTGATTTAACAGAAGAAGATACTAATCTTCAAGATTTCGCTGCTGATGTATTAGAAGATATTTTAGAAGCCGCCGCACAAGACGGCTCTTTAGTTTACGGTAAACCTGAGGAAGATAATGAAGATTGATTTAGAACAGACCATTCTTAGAAATATGCTAACCAATGAAGAGTATATGCGTAAAGTTATACCTTTCATTAAGCCTGATTTCTTTGAAGGTGTTTATAGATCATTGTTTGGTGAGATCATCAGGTTTGTTGGTAAGTATAATAAGCTTCCCTCGCTTGATGCTTTCAAAGTGGAGATAGACCAGTCCAGTAAATTTACTGAACAAACATATACACATGCCCTTGACATTCTGCCTACCATCTTTGAAGCCAAGGATGAGAATGAAGAGTGGTTATTAGATACAACAGAAAAATGGTGTCAGGATCGCGCAGTCTATTTGGCGATCATGGAGAGCATCCAGATCATTG